CGGAACCACCTTCATTTGCTGGAAATATCCTAATGCAAATTCGTACTGATCTATATTGAGAGACGATGGCGTTTGTCCTTCCACAAACATTCTTTGTATGGCTGCTTCTGCAACACGCTCGCCACCTTGTCCGTCACTGACTAAATTAGATAACTTGGACTTACTGATTGCGGCTTTGACCTCTGCACCTAGATAGTTAACAAGCGTTCTGCTGTTTCTTCTTGTAGCCACGTTAACCTCCTGGCGGTTCTGGTAGGCGAGGTGTTGTTATCTTAACTTCCTTGAGTGGTGTGATGCCTGTGACAATGCTTTTTGCAGCGTTTGTAGCTGCACCTGCAACTGCACTTGTAAACTTATCGCGTGTATTGTTGATCACGCTTCTGCCCACTTGATTTGCGGTAGTCTTTAACGCATTAACAGGATCGGGTTGAAGGCTAATTTCACCGCCAAATATACTTGCAGATGCAATCTGCCCAATGGCGTTTGGAATGGACTGTACAATTCCAGTGATAGAATCTTCTACTCGTTGTACATTTTTCTCGCCGATAATCTTGCCTAAGGTAGAACCTACCTTCGACGGTAGAATGTTTCCTAATAAACCACCGCCGGCACCAGCATCGCATCCGACTTCTGGATATGGTGCTTGTGTATTGATGTTTCTACCGCGGACTGGATTTCTAATGGTAATGAGATTTGCCATTTCCCAGAAATCGCCGTAGCGGTATCTCTCTAGTTCTTCTTGACTTAGTGGTTCGTTTACGTTGGCATACAAAACGTCCTCATAGGCGAAGGTAAACTTTAGTTCCACTAAGCCGTTTGTAGCTTCGTAGTCAAGTGTATCGTGTGTAAAGGCGGTGATTCTAGGATGAATGATTTCTGTGCGAGAAAACTGTCCGCCGTTTACTTGGAAGATCTCAATGCTGTCAATAAGGTACTTGTTGTTTCCAACGCGACCAATATTATAGCCGAATCGTGGATTCCACTTGTGCTTCAATACGTCGTCTTTAAAAGCCTTGTTAACCTTCTGCGTAGACGACTTTAGCTTCTCTGGAGCAACACCATCACGGAAGTAATACTCGTAGTACATTTCCCAAAGACGTAGAGAGCGCCCTTCGACGCTATCGTGTAATGTCATTGTGATAGGTTGGAATTCTATCTTGGTCTGCGAGATTCGCTTCTTATTATATTGGTTCAGTGTTTCGGTTTCGATGTTCATGCTAGGCATGGTGACATCTTTGACCATTACCGAAACAATATCTTGGTCGGTGGTGTTGAGGAAGTTACGAACGAATGCCGTAATCTCTGGTTCTGTGCTAAAGTTGATTCGCGTGAAGAACTGGAACTTGAAACGGGGTGTTCCATTTCCTAAGTAGGCTTTGTTAAGACCAAAGCTTTCGGCAGCGTGTCTCGAATCACGAAGATAAACTTTTTGATCGAACACGCTGCCGAATAATCCATCGAAGCTTAGTGCCACGATATTATCCTATATTAGCCGACTGTCGTTCCGCCAGTGAATCCGTCAATAATATTCGGGAATGGATCGCCGCCAACTGTTGTACCGTCATTGTCATTTGGTCCGGCTAGTAGGGAAGCGTTATCATAACGAATAGTCATTGTAATCTTCTGGAACTCTGCACCCGAAGCATAGTTGAATTCACTTGCTGTAGTGTTTGCTAACCAGCAACCATCTAACTGCCAGCTTGTTAGTTCTTCTGCATTGGTACCGTCGAGCGTTTGAACCTGCATCGAGAACTTATAGTTTGTACCAGCAACTGGCCCAATCTGCTCGAAGTGGTTTAGCTGGCGCTGTACTTGTGCATAAACAGCCGAAGCAACTGCGTTTGTAATGTCGTCACGTACAGTTAGTTCGATAGTCTGCCAGGCATGCTTACCTGCCAGATAAGCAACGGAGTTATACGAATGTACTGCGATTTCTTCGTGTTGTACCGAAGGTTGTGTGCAAGAGATTACGTTTGCTGTTAGCTCGCGTAGGTTGTTATTAGTTCCGAAGCCCTCAAAGATTACACGGAAACGATATGCTAGTTTAGGTTGTAGCATACCTAGCTTGTTACCGTCTAGAGGTACACCGAATTTGCTTAAATCTGCCATTGATTGTTCTCCTATGAACAAAGCGTTTTGTCAATGTTATTTATCACTTTGACCAAATTTGCAAAAACGCCCACGAAAATCAAGTGAAACAAAAAGCGGCCGAAGCCGCTTTTTGCTAGGGTTGTGGGTCCCCTTAGACGCTTAGATCCTCACCTGTGTTACGGATTCTAATTGGAATGTAGATGAACTCTACAGCCTTGACTGGCTGGATAGCAATATCTACCCATAGCTCGTTTCTGTCGATACGTGCTGGGGTATTGTTGCTCTCATCGCAAACCACTAGGAAGTCGTATAGACCACGAAGTGTGATTAGCTCTGCTAAGAATGTGTCAAACTGGTTCTTGACAGCACCGCGTGTAATCGAGTCGTTTGGCTCAAATAGGAACGGCTGTGCTAGCTGCTCTGCCTGGAATCTAATGTAGTTAATTAGACGTGCTACATTGATTCTGTCTAGAGCCGAAGCTACAGGGTTACGTGTCTTCTGTCCATAAACAACTAGTCCGCGCCCTGGAATGAACGCAATTGGGTTGATGTTGTTTGTGTAGAGAACGTCTCTCTGACCTTCGTTTAGTGTCACTGGCTGGAACTCGTCTTCGTCAGTTAGGTATCCTACGGATACTGCGTTGCTGACTGTACCACGAGCGAAGCCTGCTGGCGCGAACCAAGGATAAGCAACCTGATCGTTGTACGCCATTGTACGTAGGATCATATGCGATGCTGGTACTACGACCTCGCTGCCGTCTACGTTTGTAGATAGGCCCGATGGGTAGTAAACGCCTAGGTATGGATTCGAGGTTAGTAGACCCTCGTCACCGTTACTTGGTGCGTTGTTAGCATTGATTGCCCAGTTCTGCATGTCGGTGCTGCTAGAAGATAGGTGGAATGGCGTATCACCGATGATGAATGCGGTTTCCTTTCTATCAACGTTTAGCGTTAGCATTTCGTCGATTAGCTCTGGGAAGCCAGGTGTAGCAATGAGGTTGTAGAAGATTGTGTCCGAACGAATCTCTTCGCTGCTGGACATAACTGCTGCTAGTCTCTTTACTACCACTGCCTTGACTGCTGCTTGTCCCATGTAAGGGCTGCCGTCTTGCTTGTTGCCGCTCTCTGTTACCCATACGTCACCAATCTCTACGCCTTCGAACGTGTAGTTCTCACGGTAGACCTTGACGTTGCGCATAGATGCACGAGTGTTCCATAGCAGCATGCCTGCTGGATATAGTAGCGCATCTGGACGGTCTGCGTCAAGTGTGCTTGTTGCATCAGCACCAGGAACTGGCGATGTTGGAACGTTAGCTGTCTGACGCGCATCAGCAAAGATGATGCCCTTTGGTGTTGTTTGATCAGTATTGTCAACTAGCTCCCAACCGTTGTTGGTAGAGTTACGACGATAGATCACTGGATAGTCTTCGATTTGATCTGTATCCAACCAGAGGTCGCCAGCGGATACGCCAGTTGGCTCTGAGGATTGAATATAAAGATCCGAAGCTAGTTCTGTCCAGTTACCTGTACCATCGTTCTCTAGTAGGTCAACAACCACCGAGCTATTGTACCATAGCGTACCGTCAACTGGTGGTAGAGATGGTGCTACAAGGCTTGCATCATATGCAAACACGTTGTCAACTTCTCTGAAGTTAGAGTAGGTGCCTGCTGGCAGACCAACTGTGGTCCAACCGTTGCTTGCTGCGGAGTCTGGAACGTCAGCCGAAGCAACAGACGTTGCTGGTAGGCTTGCTGTATAACCTGCGCCTGCAACCGACACTGCTGCGGTGTTGATTGCTCCGCCTAGTACCGTGTAGGTGATTGTTGCAGGTGTGCCAGAGAATCCGCTATCCGATGCTACGGTAATGTTGAACGTGCCGCCGGTTGTATAACCAGATCCACCGCTTACAATAGAAATTCCGGAAACGCCTGCGCGGTTTACTTCGTTTGCAACAGTAGGAGTTAGAGTGAAACCAACACCCGAACCTGTTGTAGAAGATTGTGTTCTTACTGTACCTGCCGCTAGATAGGTTGCACCTACGGCTGTAATTGTAAACTCAGTTACGTTACCAGCATAAGAACGGTTTGCAGTGCCTGTCGTTAGGCTGAATCCTGTTCCTGTTCCTGTTGTGCTGGTTTGTACTCTAGTTGCGGCAGCGTTTGCAGTACCGATGTTGGAAACTGTAAATTGTGTTACGTCGCCCTTGTCTACTTCATTAGCTGTATCGGATGTGATGCTAAATCCCGCACCTGCTACGCTTGTTGTAGATACTTGAGTTAGTGTTGCACCAGTTAGATAACCGGTTGTGCCCGATGTTGTAACAGTAAACTGAGTTACTACACCGTTGCCGTCAACAGCATCAACTGTAATTACAGAACCATCGCTTAGTGTGATCGTATCTAGTGCTACGTATTCGAAGCCTACACCGGTGCCACCTGCAAATGTACCATTTGCACCAACACCATCAAATGCAGTCTCGTCTTGTGCTGCAATTAGGCGCTGTGTTGCGCTGATTGCATCGATTGTAGCAATAGCACCGCCAGTTAATGTTACTGTATCGAGTGCTGCATAGCCTAGGCCAGGAGCAAATGTTCCTTCTGTACCAGGGGAGCCATCGTAGCTTGTTTCGTCTTGAGAGACTAGCAACACGAAGGCTGGGTCAATTGCATCAACCAATACGGTCGTACCGTCAGATAGTGTAATTACGTTGCCTGCTGCGTGGCCTGTGCCGGCAGCAAATGTAGCATAATCAGCCTCTGTCTGACCGTTTGTTAGACCCTTCAATGCGTTTGTAGTGAAGGTAAATGTTGCTTCTGCTGTAGCAGGTGTGGCAACAGTAATATCTTCGCCTGCGTTGTTTACAACAATCAGTCTGCCTAGCGTAGACTTGAATGCTACGACATTGGCAATGCTTGCATTGTTGATTGCTAGTGTAATATCGTCAATATCATCGCCGGCTACTAGAGGGATGCTTGTACCGTTGATAGATACATTTGGTGCTGCACCTACGATTGGATTTTGTACAGTACCATTGGCTTCAGTAATAGTAGAACCATTGTGAACCTGTAGCTTCATGGTTGCTGTACCGCCCATTAGAGGTGCTGTACCTGAATCCATAAATGCTACGACTGTGCCTGCATCAATGTCTGTTGCGTCTACTGTTGGTAGAGCAAAGTATGCTGCATGATTTGCAGAAACTACTACATCGTTTGTCTCGATGAACTGTCTTGTCTCTGCATCCCACTTCTTAACAGTTACGTCTAGACCCTTGTTAGGTGTGGTTGTCTTGAGCCATAGGTCGCCCGATACAAGTGCTCCACCTGCGTTCGAACGTACAGTTGGCACCTGAATGTGGCTGGACCACTGGAAGTCTCTCGAAGATGCTGTTCTCCAAGCGGACGAACCAACTTCATACCATACACCGTTTAGACGTTGTAGGTAACGTAGAACAGATGCTGTGTCGTCATTGTTTAGGATAATGTCACCATTGACAAAACCAGACGATGGCTGGACATCTAGATCGTACACAGGAGATGTAGACTCGAATAGAACTACAGTTGCTTCAACCCAAGATGTACCGTTCCATCGGAATAGACCAGGAACAACTGTGTTGAGGTCTGTCCAGTGCGTATTGGCAACTGGATCGCTTGTTGGCTCTACGTCGCTAGCTTCTAGTTGCGCTAGATCAACGTCTGCGCGTACGACGTATGCACGGTTAGCTAGTCCTAGGTAGGAGTATGCAGCTAGTAGGCCGTACTCGTTTAGGGCATTACCGTGTTGAGGTGTTCCACCGACTTCATTGAAGTCTGGGTCACCGAATGTTTGTAGTAGCTCGCGCTGGCTGCTAACTAGATATAGCTTTTCTGCGTTTGCCTTTGTTGTACCTGGGGCGATAGAGCCACCATCAGGTGTAGCCTTGTCTTGCTTTGTAGCAAGGAAAATTAGCGGTACTGTACCTGGGCCTGCGGAAGCATAGAAGCTCTCGTCAGTTACCGATACTTGTACGCCTGGTGATACCAAATTTGCCATTGAGTCCTTCTCCTTTGGTGTAAATAATAAATAAAGGCTTTTGCCTTACTACGAATATTTATCAGTATAGGAG